AGTTCCATAATTGTTTCAGCATTGCCATACCTGGTTAATGCACCCAGGCCATAGATCATTAGCTGTTTGTTATATTCCGGTGAGACTTGCCATTTACCAGATTTTAAATCTATTACACATATGCGACCTTCTGAAAGAATAATTGCATCAGCAGTACCCCATATGTTTTCGCTTATCTCTTCCATTGAAACTTGTTCTTCAATTAACAATTTACCATTAAGTTCTTTTGTTCTTGTTTCTACATAGTCTGTATAGATTTTTGCACAATCGATCATTTCTTGATCTATCTCTATCTCGAAGTCTTCAACCATTTCAACTTTGCCAAGCCAATAATCTTCTAAAGATATATCACCATCTAAGTGGCCTTTCATTAAGATCTCAGACATCTGGTGAACCAATGTTCCAGTCACTGCCGGGATGCTTGTGGTGTACGGAACTTGTGCCGCTAACTTAGGCATACCAGGACAGACAGTCCATTTGTCTGAAGCTGAAGGAGATAGTAGTGCGTGTTTACTAGGCATTGTTGGAAATGTAAGATTCTTTTTCTATTCTTTTAACATCATCAAGATCATACAAAATGGTACCGGTTATTTTCCAATAACCAGGCCCAATGCCTTTTGATCTTTTATTGTCTATTGTTTTTTTGCTAACTCCCCATCTTCTTGATAGTTCGTCAGCATCTATAGTGTTATTGATGTCAAATTCTTTTAGATCTTTAATTTCCATAAATTTCCCTTTTCTCAGATTTCACCTATAATACCTCAATATTACTAATAATGGTAATATTTATTTAAAAATAAGGAGTATTTATGTCAATAGACAAAGCTACACCGCAGGATTGGGATCAAGCGAGAGATCGCTTGGCTTCCAACAACCAGGTAGGTGGAGATCACTACAATAAGGGAACCAAGATTGAGCCGATAGATTACATAGTCGCAAACAATATTGGTTGGTGTTTGGGGAATGTAATTAAACTTGTGACCAGAGATAAGCATGACAAGATTGAAGATCTTATGAAGGCCAAGCATTACATAGACCTGGAACTTGAAAAGGTTTACGGGTTAGATAGTGATGGTAATAAGATACCAGAGGAGCTATTAAAAAAATCCTTATAGGAGTAATAATGAACTTATCTGATTTTGATGATCCGGTATTAAATGAAAGGAATAACAATACACCTGTTTATATAAACAGATACATTGCTCGTTCTTTGATTGATGTAGCTGGATCAAAAAATAAAGATCCTCAAGCGTTAGCGGAGTATTTCCTACAAATAGGAATAAACTCCGTTAAGCATTACAAGGATCAAGAAGTTAAATTTGATATTGAAAGTCTTTAATTAAGATCTTTTAATATGTCTTTGATGTTTTTGATAGCATCATTGTTCTTCATGTGCTCATCATTAATGGTTAGTTGAGCCTGGTCTAAAGGTTTAGAAAAAACCACATTCCTGTGGGTTATAGAAACAAAAGCAAATACATCTATCTCATTGTCTTTATATTTTCTATGAGCAACTCTTTGGCCTTTACGCATATCAAAACGCCAGTTGCCTCTATGTTCTTCTATCTTTGATTGAGTTTTAACTTGGCACTTATACAGTTTTAAATTATGTTCAAAGATGATGTCTGCGGATGCGTTGTGGGGTACAACTGCTACTGTGTCACAAACTTGAGAGAGTATTGCTGCTGTGAGATATTCACCAAAACGACCAACTCGTTCTGTTGCTTGGGGCATTTTATTCCTCTAAGCGTTTAGAAATTGTTTCCCAATCCTTTCCTTCTGATCTTAATATTTTTTTAATATATTTAGGTTGTCTAAAATATGCGGCTTTTTTAAATTCTATTTCATTAATTCTATTTTCTGTTATGTAATCATTAACCGAGCTCCTTAACTCTGAAAGAGCCTCTCTTAAAGCTTGTACCTTTCTTTCATTACTTAGTTTTAAATAATTTGGATGATTAACAAGCGGAACAATATAATCCTCAACCGCTTCTCCAAGATATTTTGCCCTTGTTTGGTCTACTTTGGTGTTTCCAGAATAGGGTAAAATGTCACGCATTTTAAAATTAAATTTATCAAATTCTCTTTCAGCATCATTCTTTTCTTCTCTTACTGTTATACCAGTTAACTGTCTTGTTAATGCTCCTGGTAAATCTATGTCAGTAAATGGAAGTTTAACTGTTTCAGGCCTTCCAGGTGCCGCCTTTCTTGTTGGAGATTCTATCTCCGGAAATCTTTTTCTTACAATTGGAACATTCATTAGCAACTCATTGCCTAAGTCAGGCCAAAATTCACCGGTTAGTTCAGGTCTTCTAAATTTTTGCTCTTGATCTATAAAGTCGTTAAACATTCTAAGCGGCGTAGCAAAACCACCAATTATATTTCCTATTGAATCAGACATATATCTGTTAAATTTTTCTTGAGAATCCAATCCTTCTAAACCATTAAGTAAATTATTAACAATAGCCAAACTTGCACCTGCTCTAAACTGTGCACCAGTTAAAGCCTGGGCAACATCTTTAAAATCACCCCACTCCCTACCAGACTCACCCCTTACAATTGCATCTGCCACAAACAAATAAGGCGTTAAAGGAAAGTATGGACGCATATCAATTGTTTTGCCTGTTGAAGTTTGAACTTCATACCATTTTTGATCTTCCCTTCCTTTTCTTTTAGCTTCAATGCTAGAAAGCAATAATACAGTTCCAATTGTAGCTTGGCTAAATGCGGTAGTATCTCCAGCAGCTATTTTTTTAATTTCTTTCGGTCTTAACAACGCAGCAAAACCCAAAGGACTATGTTTAAACTGAAACTCCATTGCATTGGCCATAAATCTTGCAAAAGGAAATAGACCGGTTGTAATAAATGGAATGGAATTAGATATATCTACAAACTTTCTTAAGAAGAAATTATCCGGAGTCTTGGCATAAGTAAAGTACAAAGCATCATCTACCGCTTTTGATACATCATCAGCAGAAATATAATCTAACAAATCATCACCAATACCAATTTTATTTATGTCAATGCCTTTTTCTGCCAAGGTGTTTTGTATTGATGTAGCAAACATACCTCTTCTATAATAAAACTCTTGCATCCTATTGAGAAAGTTAAGACCATCTACCACTCCTTGTGTTCTTTTAAATACTTTTGCTTTAGATGAATCGGCAACTTCAGACGCATACCTAGTAAATAATTTATCACCCTCATTAACATAATATTTAGTTAAAAATTCAGTCAAATCTTTTGCTTTAGATTTATCTTTGGTTAGATTCATCATTAGTCTAAAAGATTTAGTGTGATCTACTATTTGTTCTTTTGCTCCAAAAGCTCTTCTTATGGGATTGAATGTTTGATTTAAGGCTCCATCAAAAGCTTGAACCAAGGTATTAACTCCAACCCTACCTACTTGTGCGAAGTTATTACGCATGGCTGTAGCAATTTGACTAACCAGAAAACCCCTTCTTATATTGTCTAAAGACCTAAGGGTATCCTCATAGTCCTGAATAAAGTTTGCATAAAAACCTTCTTCTTTTTCAATTTCACCAAGATCTTGGCCAATTCTTTTTAATGATCTTTTTATTACAGAAAGTTGTTGCATCCTTCTAGCGGAATCTGAAACGCTTTCTCTAAACAATCCCATTAACTGTTCTACAGTTAAATTGTTTCTTTTTAAAACTTCTTTTAATTTATTTCTGTAAATTTTATTTTCATCGGCTAGTAATATTGCTTCTTTTATTTGATCTGAAATTCTAACTTTTGGATTTGTTGGTATATCCAACTCATCCATAATTTGTGTTCCAACATCTATAACCTTTTGGTTTAAAGCAACCGTAGTGTCTTGTTGAAAATCTGTGGTGCCAAGCATAGGCTCATCTGTTTGCCTCATAGCCTGTTCATAAACTTCTATTGGTGCCGGTTCTTTTATTCTTGCCGGTGGTATTTTTTGTTCGTCTATTTCTTTTAAAACTTTTGCAACATCCTCATCACTCATACCCCTAGCATCTATATCGTATTCTTTTAGTAATTCTTTTTTCGCTTGTATTTCATCAAGTTTTTGATTGTAAATATCTAACTCTAATTGATCGTCTGGATGCGTTTTGTCTATAGCTATATCGTCATAAAAAGATTCGGCTTGTCCGGCAGTTGTTCCTCGATCTCCTTCTATTGTTGCTCTTGGATAAAA